CTGTCGGCTACGTCAGAGAAAAGCAGCTTTGGGATGAAAAGAAAGAAAAGTTAGGTGCAGTAAATGCTGAAAACCAAAGGCTTCAACAAGAAGCACAAGTTAAACAGCAAACTCAGATTCAACAATTTGTTGAGTACGGGCAGCACAAGCTTCTTGAAATTATCCCTGAATGGCAAAATCAAGAGATTGCGTCACAAGAAAAGCAAGCTATCAGCGACTATGCCGTGAATACTTTAGGTTATACACCTCAAGAAATTCAACAGGTTTATGATTATCGTGCTTTGCTTGGTTTAAGAAATGCTTGGTTAAACTCTAAAACAGTTGAAGCCACAAAGAAGAAACCAACGCAAAAAGCACCTGCAAGAGTGGCCAGACCTGGAACGACTAACCGACCTAAATCGGCAGCACCAGCGAAGAAAGCAAAACAAACCTTGGCAAAAACTGGAAGAGTCCAGGATGCTGCTAAAGTGTTTGAACAATTTTTAAAATAATTTTATTTATACAGGAGTATAAGAATGGCTAAAGTAACAAACGCCTTTGACACATATTCGGCAACAGCTGACAGAGAAGATCTAAGTAATATCATTTACAATATCTCTCCAATGCAAACACCTTTTATGTCATCAATTGGCAAAAAAAGTATTAAGAACGTAGTATTTGATTGGCAGACAGAAGTATTACCTACACCAGTAGCAACTGGACAGCTAGAAGGTTTCGAACTTTCAAGAGCTGCTTCAACTGCTACAGCAAGAGTAAGTAATGTTGCTATGATTTCAAGCAGAGACGCAACCGTAACTGGTTCGCAGGACGCTTCAGATCCAGCTGGCAAAAGATCAGAAATGGCTCATCAATTAGCTGTCATGGCTAAAGCATTGAAAAGAGACATGGAAGAATCTTTATGTCAAAAAGGTGCTAAAACAACTGGTACGGCCACTCAGGCTAGAGTAACTGGTGGTTTTGAATCATGGATTAAAACTAACTTCAACAACCAAACTGGAACTGCACCTACTGGTAACGGAACTGCTCCAACAGATTCTGGAACTCTAAGAGACTTAACAGAACCTTTATTAAAAGTTTCTTTACAAAAGTGTTTTGCAAGTGGTGGAGAACCTTCACTAGCAATATGTGGGCCACATAACAAACAAGTTATTTCTGGTTTCACAGGTAGAACTCAAGCTAGACAAAACATTGATGCAAACACTGTGGAAGCTTCAGTAGCTGTCTACTCTTCTGACTTTGGGGAACTAAAAATCGTTCCATCAAACAGATCAAGAGAAAGATCATTGCTATTGGTAGATCCAGAGTTCGCTAAAGTATCATATCTCAGAGACTTCAAAACTGTTGATATCGCTACTATCGGTGATGCTGAGACAAAAATGATTGTTGTTGAGTACGGGTTAGAAGTATCTAACGAAGCTGCTCACAGTATCGTTTCTGACTTAAACATATCGTAAGTTTAGTCAATTACCTTAAAGGGATGTTTCGGCATCCCTTTTTTTTGTGCTAAAATCTACACATGGCGAAGACAACATTAATAGATCATAAGAAAGGTTATAAATCTGTATTTGCAACAGAGGGTGATAAAATTGTTTATCATACTCAACAGGACATACAGCCAACTTTAGATTATGTAAAAACTCTTTCTGAAAATACACCAGGCAAAGAGTTTCGTCATATAGCAGAAATACCAATGGTGGTATATCAAAAAGCTGTCCGAGAAGGATGGTCGCAAGATTCTTCCCAATGGAAGAAATGGCTTAACCATTCAGATAACAAACCATTTAGAACATGGAAAGGTAAAGTATGACATACGATGAATTAAAAACTAATATTGCAAATTTCTTAAATAGATCAGACCTAACAAGTGAGCTTGATTTTTTTATTGATGCAACCGAAGCAGAATTTAACAGAAGATTAAGAAACAAAGACATGGTAAAAAGAGCAACCGCAACAGCAGATGCTCAGTATATGTCTTTACCAACTGACTGGACAGAAGCTATAAACATAGAAATAACTTCTGGTGATTTCAAACCATTATTCCAGCAATCTATAGAATCATTAGACGTTTACAGAAGGTCTATTAACAATGTAACTGGTAAGCCAGTTTATTATGCAATTGTAGATAATTCATTAGAGCTAGCACCTACCCCTGACTCAAGTTATACGCTACAATTAACATACTTTAGTACCATTGATGCTTTGAGTAGTTCTAATACAACGAACTTTATATCCACAGGATATCCAGATGCTTATTTATATGGTGCTTTAAAACATGCCTCAATTTATTTAATGGAAGATGAAAGAGTGCCGTTATTCACAGCACAATTTGAAAAAGCCTTAGAAGAAATGAGACTAGAACAAGAGAAGGCAGAATTTGGCAAAGGCTCTCTAATGCAAAGAAGAAGAACTTATGGCAAGTCTGGTAAAAACATTTATTATTGGAATAATAATTAGGAGACAATATGGCTGGATTTAGTGATTACTTAGAAGATAAAGTATTAGACCATGTATTTGGTGGTAATGCTTATACTGCACCAGGAACATTATATGTTGCTTTATATACTGTAGCACCAACAGATACAGGCGGCGGAACTGAAGTAACTGGCGGATCATACGCAAGACAATCAGGAGCGTTTACTGTTTCAGGAACTAACCCAACACAAGCTACTAATTCAGCTGCAATAGAATATCCAACAGCTACAGCTGATTATGGAACTGTAGTTGCAGTTGGTATTTTAGACGCTTCATCAAGCGGTAATCTAATGGCTTATGCAAACTTAACAACATCTAAAACTGTAAGCTCAGGCGATGTATTTAGATTTGACGCTGGCGATTTAGATATAACACTAGCTTAAAAACATGGCCTCAATAGGCTACGGATTATATGGTTACGGGAACGCCGATTATGGTACTCCCGTTTATCATTTTGGTGCTGCAACAATAGCACAAACTTCATCTGCAACAGCGGATGGTAGATTTGTTATTCGCGGCGCATCAACTATAGCCTCAACCTCTAATACTACCGCAACAGGTAGATTCGTAATTACAGGAGCTTCTGTAATAGCATCAACATCTGGCTTTGATGCAACAGCTAGCATTATCCTTGATGGTGTAGCTACTATAGCTGGTACGTCTGGAGCATCCGCAGTAGGTACACAAATAGACCTAGGGTCTGCAACCATAACCGCAACATCCAATGTAATAGCCACAGGTACACAAATAGATCGTGGTGTAGTCTTTGGCCCAGCAGTATCAGATATGACTGCTACTGGTAGGTTTACTGTAGTCGGAGAAGCAATATTTGCACAAACAAGCGGGTTAGATGCAATCGGTGGCATAATCTATAGAGGCGCTACCACAATTACACAAACAAGTGGATTTAATGCTGTTGGTGGTCTAAAATGGGAAGATATAATTGTTCCATCAGATGACTGGACAGATCAAATAGTAGCAGACGAAACCTGGACAAATCAGTCAAATCCAGACACATCATGGACAACATTAGGCGAACAAGACGCAGCTTAAAGGAAAAATTTTATGGCAGATACATTTACAACGAATTTAAACTTAACCAAACCAGAAGTAGGAGCATCCACAGATACCTGGGGAACAAAGCTCAATACCGATCTTGATACTGTCGATGGCCTTTTTACAGCCAACGGAACTGGTACAAGCGTTGGACTTAATGTTGGTTCTGGTAAGACATTAACTGTCGCAGGAACTTTAACTTCAACTGGTACAGCTACTTTCTCTGGAATTGATGTAAACGGCGGAGCAATAGATGGCGCAATAGTTGGTGGAGCTACTCCAGCTGCGGGAACATTTACAACACTTACAGCTTCTGGTGTATTCACTGGAGCATCCCTAGACATCTCAGGCGATATAGACGTAGACGGAACTACAAACCTAGACGTAGTAGATATAGATGGTGCTGTAGATATGGCAAGTACTTTAGCGGTTGGTGGTCTTTTATCAGCAAACGCAAGTATAAATGTAACTGGTGATATAACTCTTGGTGATGCTAATCCTTCTATTACATTTAATGATTCAAGCGTTACAAATTTATCACACACTATTTTATCTGCTAGTGACAATTTAAGAATTACGGCAGACGCTAGTGGCGTTGATGCTGGTTCACGAGTTGAAATTTTTGACGGCTCTACTGAAGTTGCAAGATTCTCAGCTGGAGCTATGTTACTATCAGGCACAGCCACAATGGATGGTTTGACTGTAGTGGGTGAAACAACTAGTGGCAATGGTACATACGGAACTAAATTTACTTACTCTAATAGTAATCAAAGTGGCATTATTGATACTTTTGGCAACCATAATTTAGAGTTCAGAGCCAATAATGATAGGGCAATGAACATAGCAGCAAACGGAGACATCTCCTTCTACAACACAGCAGGAAATTCACAAGCTCTATTCTGGGATGCAAGTGCAACCTCGCTTGGAATTGGAACGACTAGTCCTGCTAGTGTCCTTCATGTTTCAGACACATCTCAACCAAAAATAACTATTGAGGATAGTACAAATAATTCTTTTGGTCGTATTACAGGAGGAGGTAGCACTGGCTCACTTACATTTGAAGCAGATTTTGGCAACGCTAAAGCAGGAACAGTAATGACATTCAATGTGGACAACACAGAAAGA